TATAGAAAATCTTACGGAAGTATATTACAAGATCCAAATAACGCCAAGTTAACAATTAACAAGCATAATACAAAAAGAGGTGCATTGTGGCATCATAGAATTTACTGGAGTAATATAACACCAAAAATTCTAGATAGTAATTTAAAGTAAACACCGAAATTACACCGAAATGAATAGAGAAGATAATTTAAAACCAAATTGGGAAAAAGGAGAAAGCGGAAATCCTAACGGAAGGCCAAAGGGTAGTAAGAATAGAAGCACAATAGCACGACGTTGGTTGGAAGTAAACCAAAACTTAAAAAACCCAATTACAGGCATAAGCGAAACGATGAGTCAAGAAGACCTAATGACCTTGGCACTTATTAAAAAAGCGCGTGAAGGAGACGTAAACGCGTATAAGGCTTTAATGGATTCAGGTTATGGGGCACCCGTTCAGCAGGTAGAGCAAACCAATATCGAAATACCTTTATTCCCCGATGTTCAAGAGAACGACAGCGACCAATAAGGTCTTAGCTTTAAAAAGACGAATTAAAATAATTCAAGGGGGAACAAGTGCGTCCAAGACGTATTCAATTTTAGCCGTGTTAATAAACAAAGCTTTAACTTCCCCAGAACTTGAAATAAGCGTCGTGGCTGAAACAATACCCCATTTACGAAGGGGTGCATTAAAAGACTTCCTAAAAATAATGAAATGGACTGGAAGGTACATAGATAATTCTTTTAACAAATCTTTGCTTAGGTATGAATTCGGAAACGGAAGCGTAATAGAGTTTTTTAGTGCTGATGATTCAAGTAAGCTAAGGGGAGCGCGTAGGGATATTCTTTACGTCAATGAGTGCAATAATGTAACCTTTGATTCCTATAATGAACTTTCTATACGTACACGAAAGGAAGTATTTTTAGACTTTAACCCTGCAAACGAATTTTGGGTACATACGGAACTAAAAGACGAACAAGATTCCGACTTTCTTATTCTTACATACAAAGACAACGAAGCCTTGGATAAGAGCATAGTTGAGCAAATCGAAAAGAATAGGGACAAAGGGTTAACGAGTGCGTATTGGGCAAATTGGTGGAGGGTTTATGGGTTAGGGGAAATAGGAATGTTAGAAGGGGTAGTTTTCAATAACTGGAAAACAATAGACACGATACCCAAGGAAGCAAGGTTGTTAGGTATAGGATTAGACTTCGGTTACACTAATGATCCTACAGCAGTTATAGAAGTTTACAATTACGACGGTCAACGAATAGTAAACGAAATTGTTTACACGAACGGACTACTGAATAACGAAATAGCTAAGTTACTTCCTAAAAGCGTTCCAGTTTATGCGGATAGTTCCGAGCCAAAATCAATAGAGGAAATACGTAGGCACGGAATAACAATTAAGGGGGTAACTAAGGGAAAAGATTCGATTAACTTTGGGATTGACATTATGCAAAGCCAAAACTATTTAGTAACGTCAAACAGCACTAATTTAATTAAAGAACTAAGGGGATATTGTTGGGATAACGACAAAGCAGGAAACAGGCTAAATAAACCACAAGGAAAAAATGACCACGCTATTGACGCGCTACGTTATCACGAAATGGAAACTTTAGGAATGGGGGCAAACTACGGAAGCTATGCAATACGATAAAACGGACGATATGCAAGTTATGATTCTTGCAGTAGAAGAATACATAAGGGAGCGAACAGGGCAAAGGATAAAAATAATGTTTAACCATATGCAAAGATTCCCACAACATTTTGAAATGCTAGTAAACGCATACGCATTTGTCCAAAACTACAAAAACACGAAAAAATAGTTTATTAAATATGAAAGTAGAAATAACCGTACCTACGTCGACCAGCGAAATACCATTAAAGCACTATCAAGACTTTTTGAAGTTGCAACAAAGTTCTACTGACGAAGAATTTATTGCGCAAAAAATGATTGAGATATTTTGCGGGGTGCAACTTAAGGACGTAGTTAAAATGAAACTTACTTCTATTAATGAATTGGTTGCACACTTTAACGAAATCTTTTCAGCAAAACCAAAATTTAAGCATAGATTTAAAATAGGAGAAATAGAATTCGGATTTATTCCAGACCTTGAAAATATAACATTCGGAGAATACGTAGATCTAGAAAACTATTTAACAAAGTGGGAGGATTTTCATAAAGCAATGGCGGTTATGTACCGACCAATAACGCAAAAGGTAAAAGACAAATACAACATAGTTGAATATACTGGAGCGTATGAATTTGAAGAAGCTATGAGATACGCGCCTATGGATGTAGCAATTTCAGCTTCGCTTTTTTTTTGGACTTTAGGAAAAGAGTTACTAGAAGCTTCCCTAAGTTATTTAAACAGGGAGACGAAGAAAATGACACAAAGCAACTTGACTTCAGCGCAAGAACTCAATTTGCAAAAAATTGGGGTTGGTATTCAAGTATCTACGGACTTGCTCAAGGAGACCTTACAAAGTTTGACGATGTCGTTAAGTACGGACTATTTAAATGTCTTACCTATCTCTCATTTGAAGCAGAAAAAAACGAAGTAGAAATGTTAGAATTAAAACGATACAAATGACAGGATATTACAGCTTATTAGAAACTTTAAAAACTCACTTTGACAATGATCCACTTGTTAATACGACAACGCAAGGAAGTATATTTAATGTAGATCTAGGGAAACAAACTATATTTCCTTTGGTACATATTATTGTCAACGAGATTACTTTCGAGGACAACGTAATGCGAGGTAACGTAAGCATAATGGCTATGGATAACGTAAGCCAACGAAAGGAAGAAGCACCGAATAACTTTGAGAATGGCGACAACGAAATAGACGTTTTAAATACGCAACTTGCAATTCTTAACCGATGTCACGAAATGCTGAAACACGGAAACATTTGGGATACTCTTTACCACTTAGATGGCAGTCCGGTATGCGAGCCGTTTATAGAAAGGTTTGAAAATTACATAGCGGGTTGGGCTATGACCTTCGACGTTATATTCCCGAACGAAATGACTATCTGTTAATGAGTACGCAAGATGAAAGGCAGGAAGCCTTAGACAAGTTTCGAAAGTATGTAATTAGTCAAGCAAGGCGCAATCTTACTATGCAAGGTAAGAAGGCGAGCGGTGCTTTGTATAAGTCTTTAAACGGAAACTTACGAGCAATGCCAAACTCGGTACGTTTGTTTTTTGAAATGGAAGAATACGGATTTTATCAAGACCAAGGAGTTAAAGGTATTAAAAGTGGACGTAGCTTAAGTGGGTTTAGGTTTGGAAGTGGACGCGGACCAAAAGGCGGATTAACTAAAGGAATTCGAAAATGGGTAGCGTTAAAGGGAATTCAATTTAGAGACAAGAAGGGAAGGTTTGTAACTAAGGAAGCAACGGTACAAACTATTGTTAGAAGCATTTACAATAAGGGAATTGAACCTAGTATGTTTTTTACAAAACCATTTGAGAAAGCGTTTAAATACTTGCCAGATGAAATGATTAAAGCGTTCGGATTTGACGCAGAAAAGTTATTCGATATGATAATGAAAGAAAATATGAAAAATTATGGCTATAAATAGAATTTTTGCAAGGTCGCCTTTTATCATAGAGGTAAACGAATTAGGGCAAAGCGGTAGTAAAATCGAATTGTTCTTTTATAGATTTGGTCAAACCCCTCCAACGCTACCTACTTACACTTTGAGTAAACTTATTCCTGCGAGTAATAACTTACAAAACTTGTATAACATCGCGCCGTATTGCAAGGAGTATTTAACGCACCCAAGCGTTCCTAACAACTACAATACTAACAACTCATATACTAACATAAACGAGTACGTTTTATGCGACGTAAAGCGCTATAAGAAGGTAGGGGTAAATTACATTTTTTTGAATACAACTACTTACTATGCTTACGACGGATTTGGATATTACAACGAAAACTTTAACCCACAACATTCGGACATTCATTTGGAGGAAGGAAATTATTATTTTTGGAGTTCTGTAAATAACAATCCAAGCGTTAACCCTTTAGAAGTAGCAGGAACGATTACTTGTTATCTAGACGCAGGAAGCACGATTAAATATACGGACTTGGAAACAGGTGCAGTAAATGTAAATACGATTTTATTGACACGACACTATAATTTATTTAGGGTATTTCCTACTTCGTATTTAAACGGAAACAAAGTTCAAATTTACAGCCCTACTTTAGTTTTACTTTGGGAGGGTAATTTTTACCCACAGGAAGAATGTCTTTACACTCCTGTAACAATCGACTTCGTAAATAAATACGGATTCTTTCAGCGTGAATACTTTTTCAAAGCAAGTTACGAAAACTTAAATACTACGGTTAACGATTATAATTTTATGCAACCGGTAATGCCTAATTACTCGGACTTGTTAAATCAAAGACAAACGTTTAACACGAACGGAATTTTGGGATACAGAATAAATACTGGGTTCGTGGACGAATCGTATAACGAAACTATGCAACAATTAATGTTAAGCGAAAGGGTTTTAATGGACAATATGCCTATAAAATTAAAGACTCAAAGTTTCAACAAAGAGAAAAACATTAACAACAAAAAAATAAATTACTCTATTGAGTTAGATAGTTCAACCGATTTAATTAACAACGTAATTTAATGAAAAGACAAGTAAGGATTTTCGTAGGAGGTAGAGAGTTAGATTTATTCAACGATGAAAACATCGAAGTAAATTCTACGATACAAAACATACAAGATATTTCTAAAACCTTTACAGACTTTTCGCAAAGTTTTACCGTACCAACTTCGCCAAATAATAACGCTATATTTCAACACTTTTACCAGAACGATACTGACGCAACTATAAATTATCAAGAAAGGATTCCTGCATACATAGAGGTGGATATGGCTACGTTCAGAACAGGAAAAGTTCAAATGGAAAAGAGCCAACTTAAAAACGGACAAAGCGACAATTACACGGTAACTTTTTACGGAGAACTTACTTCGCTTAAGGATTTATTTGGGGAGGACTTACTAAGTGATCTTGACTACACGACATTAAACCACGATTACAATTTTACTGAAGTCTACAATCGCATAACGACAAACACTACGGATTTTGACGTTTGTTATCCTTTGATCAGTTCTAATAGACTTTGGGAATACTCAACTATAAACCCATTTGGAAATTTGCCTTTTTGGTTGCAACCGCCTGCAAGCGGAAACGACATCCACCAAATAAGCGGAAGAATTCAATATAAAGAATTATTTCCTGCATTAAGAGTAAAGTCTATTATTACTGCAATTTCTCAAAGGTATGGTATGACCTTTACAGGACCGTTCCTTAACGACCCTAGATTTACTCAAGCTTACATTTGGTACAAAAATAAAGACGTTATTCAAACGATTTCCGAAAGCCAAGATTTAACGTTTCAATCTATTGTTTCTAGTACAAATAACTTAGTTAACTTGACGCAATATGTTGACATTACAAATTCTTCTATTAGTATTCAGTACATACCCGACGTATTTGTTCACGATATAGAATTTACTCCTTTGACTGCGAGTACAAGTGCGCATTATTACGTTGACGTATTTAGAAACGGAACTTTTTTTTCCACGTTAGACGGAACGAGTTTTACAATGTTAAACAATTATTTTTCTTCTCAAAATGCGCTAGGATTAAATGACGTTTTCGAATTTAAAGTTAGGGCGGACAATACGAATAACGTAAAGTTTAGGATTAGGTATTCGGTTTTGCAAGTTGGTAACGTCGTTGACGAAGTAAAAATAAACACGAATACAATTACAATAACTAACAAAATTAACTTAGCGTTATGCGCTCCTGTTATGAAGGTAGCTGATTTCTTTAGTGGAATACTTAAGGAATTTAATATGACCTGTTACGCTACTTCTTTAAATACCTTTCAAATGATGCCATTGCAAAATTGGTATAGTTCTGGAGCGGTTATAGACATTACAAAGTACACTGATAAAAACGAAATAGGAATTGAAAGGGTTAAGCTATACAATAAGATAGCGTTTAAATACCAACAAAGCAATTCTTTTATGAATAAGTTTTACTACGATACTTGGAATAAAGAATACGGAAACACGGAATATCAATATCCCTACGACGGAGGGGAATTTACGGTAGAAGTTCCATTCGAAAATTTAATGTTTAACAAATTTACAGGAAGTAATTTGCAAGTAGGATTTGCTTTAGATAGTAGTTATTCTCCTTACATTCCAAAGCCTTGCATTATGTATAAATACGGATTGGTAAATGTAACCGACCATATTTACTACGGCAATGGAGGTGCGCACGTTTCTAATCATAACTATATGATGTTCGGGCAGGATCTAAAGGTAAACGGAATAAACTACTCTTTAAACTTTTCTCCAGATACTTCTACGTTTAGTTTGCAGGCTATTAACGACTCGATGTTTGCAACGTATTACTTTTCCTACCTAGCCAATTTATACGCGCTTAAAAACAGGCTTACGACCGTAAAAACGGTGCTTCCTATTTCTTTGCTTACTGGATTGAAATTAAACGATAGGCTAATTATTAGGGACAAGCGGTATATTATTAACGAAATGAAAAGCAACCTAGTAAGTGGCGAAACTACCTTTACTTTATTAAACGATTTTCTTCCTGTAAACCCGCAAGTTTTTATTCGACCTCCTAGAGTAGAGAACGTAATAGTTACTCCTATTGTTTTCCCTACTGGAGTTATACGACCTTCGCGAGTTATCGTGGTAAGATTTAGAAGTGCAACTGCGGATGTTATTATTGATCCACCAGAATTAGAGCAAGAAGATATGATAACGATAACACTTCCTGCGGTTTTAGGAAATGAAGAAAGAATAATCGAAAACACGGACGATAGAATAACTGAAGACGGAGCGAATAGAGAAACTGAAGGAACCAACGAATACATAACGGTGTATGCAGACTTTGAATTTGAAAATGGAGACGAACTAACACAAGAAATAATCATAAGCAGATGAGTTACATAAATCAAATAATACAATTACTTTCTATTAACGAATTTATCAATATAAGCGAGAACGTGGAAATTGCAAAGGGAAAATATAAATTACATACAGGAATTAGAGCGAACTACAAACAAGCTATGAGAGAGTTATACATTAAAAGAAACCTAAGAAATGGCAGAAAAACGGACAATTGAACTTGACGTAAAAAGCAATACTCAAAGTTTAAAAGCGCAATTTAAAGAAGCGCAAGCGGAGGTACAAAAGCTTTCAGAAAAGTATGGAGCGACAAGTCAAGAAGCCGTTAAAGCGGCTAAGGCTGCGGCTGAATTAAAAGACCAAATCGGAGACGCAAAAGCATTAACCGATGCGTTTAACCCCGATGCTAAATTTCAAGCGTTTAGTGCTACGTTAACAGGGGTTGCTGGTGGATTTTCTGCGGTACAAGGTGCAATGGGTTTAGTCGGAGTGCAAGGGGAAGCAGTCGAGCAAACTATGTTAAAGGTCCAAAGCGCAATGGCTATTTCCCAAGGCTTGCAATCACTTGGGGAAGCGCAGGATTCGTTTAAACAACTTGGAGCGGTAATTAGAGATACTGCGGTTAAGTTAGGTATATTAACGGTTAGTAAAGAAGCTGACGTAGCAGTAAGCGCGCAACAAACGGTTGCCACTACAGGAAACGTAATTGCAACGGAAGCACAGGCGGCGGCTAACGTAACTACGGGAACTTCGTTTAAGGTAATGGGTGCGACAGCAAAACTTTCTTTAAATGGAATTAAAGGAGCGTTAGCATCTACTGGAATAGGTTTATTAGTTGTAGCATTAGGAACTATCGTAGCCTATTGGGACGAAATAAAAGGCGCAGTAAGTGGGGTAACCCCAGCGCTTCAAAATAATTTAGACATCGCAACAAAAAATGCGGAACAATCTAAACACGAAGCCGACAATTTTAAATACCTTGAAAACTCTTTAAAGCTTCAAGGAAAATCGGAAAAGGAAATTTTACAACTTCGAATTAAAAAACAACAGGAATCTTTAAAGGATGCAAAGGGACAACTCGAAGCGCAATACAAAATACAAAAAGCAAGCGAAGCCGCCGCTACTC